TGGAACACCAACTGCGATTACATTACCAACTATTAATGCAAGTGCAGACGGAGCAACTGCTGGAGATTCAGATCCAAATAACCCAAGTACAATTGGAACTACTTTTGAAATTTTTTTCAAAGACAATTTTACTGGATCAATTGCAACGGATGGAACAGACAAATTTGTAGGTTCAGTTATGATTGGTGTTAATGATGGTTCAAAAAAAGCTTTTGTACCTGCAGCATCAAACGACGTTGTTAATCTACTTGGAGAAGCTGGATCTGGTAATGCTACTAAAGGTGGTTTAGCAGGATCTAGAATCAAGTTTACTGCAATCGCAGACAACCAATATATGGTTGAAGGTTTGTTAATTGGTGATGGCACAATTGCTACGCCTTTTGCAGACAGTTAATAATTATTGTGGGGCTTCGGCCCCACATATAAATTTTAAGGAGATTAAACATGGCGAGTAACGGAGACATACAAGCAACAAGATCAACTGCAGCAGCAGGTTCTTCAGCTATAATTCAAGCACCTATTAGATTAAGAGGTATTATAATTTCTTCTGATGGTGGAGGAGCAGGTGTTTTAGAATTAACAACAACATCAAATACTGGAACTACTTTGTTTATTGGTGATGTTCCAACTGGAGATGTAATTAATTTTTCATTTCCTGAAGAGGGAATTTTATTTCCAAAAGGAATTTTTTGTAAAACTAAAACTAATATTGCAGCTTACACATTATTAACAGACAAATATTCAGGACCAGGTTTAACAGCGGGGTAATTAAATGGCTAATACCACTTCTGGCACTACAACGTTTGATAAAACGTTTTCGATTGATGAGATAATTGAAGAGGCTTATAATAGACTCGGTCAATTTGATATGAGTGGTTACAATTTAAAAACTGCTAGAAGATCATTAAACATAATGTTTCAGGAGTGGGGTAACCGAGGTCTTCATTTTTGGGAAGTAGCAAATACTAATGTTACTTTAGTAGATGGCCAAAATGAGTACAAAATTTTTAGATCAACATCTGATGGTAATTCTAATGGAGTAACATCTACATTGTCCTCTGCAATTACTTCTACAACGGCCACTACAGGAATTACCTTAGCGTCTATAACTAATATGCCTACTACAGGAACTATTAATGTAAATTCAGAAAATATTTCTTATACTGGATTTAGTGATTTAGAACTTACTGGAGTAACGCGTGGAGTTAATGGAACTACAGCAGCCACTCATTTAAGTGGAGCTACTGTTACTAATTTTGTAAACCAAGCTACAGAAATTTTAGAAATGTCCTATAGAAATTCTTCTAATGTAGACTCTCCTTTAGAAAAAATAAATAGATCACAATATCAAGCATTATCTAATAAAACTGCTACAGGACAACCTTCACAATATTTTGTTCAAAGATTTGTTGATCATATTTTAATAACTATTTATTTAACACCCGGTGCTAGTCAAAATAACGATGTTATAAATTTTTATTATGAAAAAAGAATTCAAGATGCAGGTGCATATACTAATGCAACAGATGTTCCTTATAGATTTGTGCCTTGCATGGTTGCAGGTTTAACTTATTATTTATCAATGAAATATGCGCAACCAAGAATACAAGAAACAAAATTAATTTATGAGGATGAATTGGCTAGAGCTCTAGAAGAAGATGGTTCTTCTGCTAGCGTTTACATTTCACCTCGAACTTATTATCCGAGTATATAATTATGGGAAATACAGCAAAAGGAAGATACGCATTATTTATTTCAGATCGATCAGGTCTAGCTTTTCCATACAGAGAAATGGTTAAAGAATGGAATGGTGCAAGAGTTCATACTTCTGAATATGAAGCTAAACAACCTCAGTTAGAACCTAAGCCTTATACTGCTGACCCACAAGGTCTATCACATCCAAGACCAGCAAGAACAGAATTTCCAACAACAGATTTTTTACCAAAAAATCCTTTTACAACAACAGCTGCATCTACTCAAGTATCTGTAAGTTTTCCTCTTAGTGGTTATAAAAATGGAGATTTTATAAGATTTTATGATGTTAAAACTCCTGTAGGTGGAGTTGCAATTTCTACATTACAACTAGAGACTACTTTAAATGGAAAAATTACTGCAACCGATACTTCAATTACTTTAACAGATTCTTCTGCTTTTCCTAGTCAAGGATATATTGCAATTGAAAAAGTAAATATAACATCTGGATTATTTGAAACAGAAACTATTTTTTATAACGGTAATTCAGCAAACGTTTTATCAAATTGTGTTCGAGGAACAGCTGCTCCTTTCAGAGGACAGACTCCCAAAAACACACCCGCAGGTGAACATTTAACAGGAGCAAAAGTTTACGGTGCTTACGCAGTAACAATGGTTCCAACAATAGTAACACAAGCGGGACAACCTTCAACTATTACTGAATTTAATAGTTTTACTTTTAATTTAATTAGTGCTGCAAGTAGCACGGAAACAGGAGGCGGGTTTCAATGTTTAGCTGGACCTGTTAATGATAGAGCATGACATACACAGAATTAATACAAAAAATTAGAGATTATACAGAAGTTGATGCAAATGTTTTAACTTCAACTATTGTAGATGGATTTATAGAAAATGCAGAATTTAGAATTCTTAGAGATGTTGATTCTGATAGTAATAGAAGATACGACACAGCTAATTTAATTGTTAATGATAGATTTATTGGAAGACCAGCAGGTTTGTTAATTGTAAGATCTGCACAAATAGTTGATTCTAAAGGAAGTTCTCAACCTAACAACAGAGATTTTTTACAATATAGAGATACTAGTTTTATGTCCGAATTTAATCCTACAGAAGATACAGGAGTACCAAAATATTACAGTCTATGGGACGAAAGCACAATCGTAGTTGCACCTACACCTGATGCTACTTACACAATTCAATTAAATTATATCTTGAAAGAGCCGGGATTATCTAGTACAAATACTACAACATATATAAGTCAGAATTTTCCCAACGGACTTTTATATGCATGCCTAGTCGAGGCCTATGGTTTTTTAAAAGGCCCACAAGATCTCTTGCAATTATACGAAGGAAAGTATAAACAAGTGACAGAAGGCTTCTCAATCGAACAAATGGGAAGACGAAGACGAGATGAATACCAAGCAGGTGTTCCTCGAATAGGAAAACAGTAAGGAGAAAACTATGGCTATAACACAAGCAATTGCAAACGCTTTTAAAAAACAATTACTAGAAGGTGATCAAAATTTTAAATCATCTGGTGGTGATAAGTTTAAGCTAGCTCTTTATACTTCTTCAGCAACTCTAAATTCATCAACTACTGCATTTATAACTACAAATGAAGTTGCAAATACAGGTACTTACGCATCTGGTGGTGGAGCTCTGACAGGTCAAAATACTTCAATTGCATCAGGTGTTGCAATTGTTGACTTTGCAGATCTATCTTTTACAGGTGTTACGTTGACAGCTAGAGGTGCTATGATCTACAACACATCTTCAGCAGTCACTAATGCTACAGTTTGTGTTTTAGATTTTGGAGCAGATAAAACAGCTACATCAGGAACTTTTACAATTCAGTTTCCAGCGTTTACTACAGCAGCAGCTATATTAAGAATATCTGGTTAAGGAGAAATAAATGGCATTAGTCGTAAATGATAGAGTAAAAGAAACCTCTACCACTACAGGTACGGGCACACTTACTCTTGCAGGAGCAGTAACAGGTTTTGAAACATTTTCATCTGCGATTGGAAATGGTAATACAACTTACTATGCAATCGTAGCTCAAAATGGCGCATTTGAAGTAGGATTAGGAACAGTAGCAGCCGGTACTTTGGCTAGAACTACTATCATATCTTCATCTAATAGTGACTCTGCAGTAACCTTACCTGCGGGTACTAAAGATGTTTTCTGTACTTTACCTGCATCTAAATCCGTTATACTAGATGCTAGTGGAAACATTGTTGCAAACAATGGAAGTAATTTAACAAATTTAAATGCAACAGCATTAGCAAGTGGCACTGTTGCAAACGCAAGACTAGATGCTCAACTACAAGACGTTGCAGGATTAGCAACAACAGCAGGAAAAATTATTCAAGGTGACGGATCAAACTTTGGTCTTTCAGCTTACACATTGCCTACATCAGACGGATCTGCTTCTCAAGTTTTAACAACTGACGGATCAGGTGCTGTTACTTTTCAAACACCTACAGTTGGAGATATTACAGCAGTTACAGCTGGAACTAATTTAACAGGTGGTGGATCTTCAGGAGAT